TGGGTTTACTCTTGTTTAAGAGGCATTTATGAACTGGAAGATTACAAACCTACAGGTCTATCCGCAGGCAGACGGCCACAGCGATGTGGTGGTTCGCGTGGACTACCAAGTCGGCGTCCTTAAGGATGTCGTGGAACTCGCCCCGCCGAGTGGCAACTTCATCCCCTTTGCTGACCTGACCGAAGACAAGGTTTTGGGCTGGGTCTGGGCGGCAGTAGACAAGGCTGCGGTGGAGGAGCGCGCTACCCGAGAGGCGCAAGAATTGGCGCGCAAGCTGGCCGTCCTCGAGAAGGATGGCAAGGAGCCGAGCGCGGTTCCGATGGGTACTCCTTGGACTGGTGGCTGAAATGGCTGATTCACGCGCGAGCGAGGTTCTCGAGGGTTACGATCGGCTGAAAGGCAGCCGTGGTACTTGGGAGCAGCATTGGCAGGAAGTTGCCGAGCGCGTGTGGCCGTCAATGGCTGAGATGACCGGCTGGCGTACTCCCGGCGAGAAGCGATCAGAGAAGATCTTTGACTCGACTGCACAGCGCGCCCTGCCTCGGTTTGCGGCGGCGATGGACTCGATGCTGACTCCGGCGACTCAGGTCTGGCACGGATTGCATACCGGCATCCCTGAACTTGATGAAAACGTCGCCGTGCAGCGATGGTGCGATTCTCTGCGCGACATCCTGTTCCGTCAGCGATATGCGCCGACCGCTAACTTTGCGAGTCAGGCATTCGAGTGCTACATGAGCCTCGGCGCGTTCGGCACCTCTGCGCTGTTCATTGACGAGATCCCCGGCGTGACGCTGCGTTACCGCGCGATCGCGCTCTCTGAGATTGTGGTTGACCTCGACCATACGGGTCGGGTTGATACGGTTTATCGATGTTTCCAGCTCACGGCACGGCAGGCGATGCAGGTGCCGGGTTGGAAAGACAAACTCCCTCGCGGCATCAAGTCGGCAGCGGAATCCCGCGCCAATGACATGTTTGAGTTTGTGCATTGCGTGAAGCCAAACATGGACTACAGGTCTGGCCGAGCTGGGCCGGAGGGCATGGCCTACCAGTCGCGGTATGTCGCGCGCGAGGGCAACGTGTTACTCGCTGACGGCGGCTACCGGACAATGCCGTATGCGGTCGGTCGATATGTGACCGGGCCTCGAGAGATTTATGGGCGGTCTCCAGCGATGGAGGCTTTAGCGGATATTAAGTCTCTGCAAGAGATGGAAAAGACCATGCTCCGTATGGCGCACCGCATGGTCGACCCGCCGCTCATCCTCACGGAGGAGGGGGCGTTAAACGCCTTCTCCGTGCGCCCTAATGCATTGAACTACGGCTACCTCCGCGAGGACGGTACTCCGTTGGTGCAGCCGTTACAGGCTGGCGGGAACCTGCCGATCGGCATCGAGATGTCGGATCAGAAGCGCAAGGCGGTGAACGATTCGTTCCTTGTGACGCTGTTCCAGATACTTGTCGAGAACCCGCGGGTGATGACCGCGACCGAAGTATTGCAGCGCGCACAGGAGAAGGGCGCTCTGCTTGGGCCGACGATGGGCCGCCAGCAGTCCGAGTTTCTCGGCCCGATCATCGAGCGCGAGCTTGATCTACTGTCGCGGTCTGGCACTTTGCCGCCGCCGCCTCCGCAGCTCATGGACTACGTCATGGGTGGTGGTGAGGTGCTGCCGAAGTATACCGGCCCGCTCGCGAGACTGATGCGCGCTGAAGAAGCGGCCGGCATCCTGAGAACGATTGAGGCGATCCTGCCTGTAGCGCAGGCGTCTGGCGATATGGCCGTACTGCGCCGCATCAATGCGGATCAGGCTGTAAAAGTGATTGCCGAAGCCAACAATGTCCCGGCGAAGGCGCTGCGTACCGACGAGGAGCTCGAGGCGATGGACGCCGCGCAGCAGCAGGCCGCGCAGATGCAACAGCTCCTTGCGGCGGCTCCGATCGCTGGACAGGCAGCAGAGAGATTCGCGAGGGCAGAGCAGATTGCCGCCTCCGCACCCAGACGCGAAGTTCTAGGAATCTAAGTCATGGCAAGCGATGAAGTTCTAGCAGTCCGGTTGGATCTGCTGCAAGAGGATGTAGGCGAAATCAAGACTGCTCTCGGCAAACTCTCCGACGCGATTACCAAACTTGCGCTGGTTGAGCAGAGCCAGTTGCAGACCGCTGACGCACTTGAGCGCGCATTCAAAGCGATTGAGCGAGTTGAATACCGGCTCGAGAAACTTGAAGAAGCCAGCACCAAGAACAGCGAATCATCGAAGTGGGTTGACCGGGCTGCCGGTGCTGTATTGACCGCAATCGTTGCCGCGGCCCTGAAGGCGATCGGGGTGTTCTGATGGACATGTTCGAGATGTTTACTCGAGCGTGGCCGATGATCCTTGCGCTGATTACTCTCATCATCGTGCTATCAAAACTCGATCTGCGAGTGGCGGTGCTTGAGGAAAAGGTTAAGGCGCTGTTCGACCTGATCAACAAGAAGTCTGACAAATGAACATGCAAAAGATCGTTGATATGCTGTTCCCGGTATTGCTGGCCGCAGTCGGCTGGCTACTGAGCGAGATCGCATCATTCCAGAATCGACTGATTGAGATTGAAAGCAAGATGCCAATCTTGATTACGGACGACGGAACACCTACGGATAGCCCGATCAGCGCAGCCCGTAGACAACAACTAAAAGACGATCTGATGGACGACATCCATGATCTTCAGGTGCGCGTGAAACTGATGGAGGAAAGGCAGAAATGATGACGATGATTTCGACCTTCCTGTCATTCCTTGCCGGCGGTCTGCCAAAGATCCTCCAGATCTTCCAAGACCGGCAGGACAAGAAGCATGAGCTTGCGCTGGTGGCCGCGCAGAAGGAGCGCGAACTCGCGCTTGCTGAAAAGGGCTTTATCGCGCAGGCCAGAGTCGAGGAGATCAAGCTCGAGCAGATCCAGACTCAAACCGCGGGTGAGGAGCGGCAGGCGCTCTACGCTCACGACATCGAGATCGGCAAAGGCGCAAGCCAATGGATGATCAATCTGCGCTCGTCTGTGCGCCCGGTCGTCACCTACATCTTTGTCCTTGAGCTGGTCGCGTTAAACGTGGCTGGAGTCTGGTATGCCTACACGACGGGCATCCCTTTTGCTGTGGCGATGGATAACGTATTCTCAGATGACGAGATGCTGATCCTGTCCTCGATCATTGCCTTTTGGTTTGGTAGTCAAGCATTCGCTAAAAAATGAGGGTATCCGACGCCGCCAAGGCGATGATCAAACATCACGAGGGTGTACGGATGCGCCCGTATCGGTGTCCGGCCCTGCTATGGACGGTCGGGGTCGGCCACGTTATAGACCCAAAACACACAAGCATTCCATTCAATGATCGCCGCAATTTACCGATACCCGATGGCTGGGATCGAATCCTCTCGGTGGGAGAGGTGGACGCTATCCTGTCTCAAGACCTTGCGCGGTTTGAGCGCGGCGTGGCCCGACTTTGCCCTGCTGCTCTTGGTGATCAAGGCATCTTCGATGCTCTGGTTTCCTTCAGTTTCAACGTGGGCCTCGGCAACCTGCAACGCTCTGGGTTGCGGATGAAAACCAATCGTGGCGAGTTTGAGGATGCGGCGCAGGAGTTCCTGAAATGGACAAAGGCCGGAGGAAAGGTTCTGCCGGGACTCGTAAAAAGAAGGCGCGACGAGATGGCGATGTTCCTGTCGTCCAGATCTACGAGGGCGCGTGGTACCGAATAAAGGGGTACACGCATACCGAATGCTGCGACTGTGCGCTGGTTCACCGCGAGGAGATTCGACTTGTCGATGGGCATCTCGAGTGGCGGGCCATGAGAGACGACAAGCTGACAAACAAACGCCGAAAGGAACTCGGCATCACTATCAAGAGGGTTTGAAATGAGTGTGCCGAGTTGCTCCGATGAGGAGTTCATACAGCTTTGGAGCCGACTAAAAAGCGGGGCTAAGGTTGCAGATCAGCTTGGAGTGTCGGTGCGATCCGCGCTTGCAAGGCGTCGACGTCTTGAGTTTGCTTATGGGATCGCACTTAACTCGGCCGTGTTCGATGAATCGAAGTCTCCATCAGATAAACGTGCCGCGCGACTTAACGAGCTCGCCGAGATACGGCAAAGGAAATACCACAAGGACATGCACAAGACGCTGACCGATGGCGTCGTTCTGGTGGCGAGCGATTGCCACTACTGGCCGCTGGTGGTGACGGCTGCGCATCAGGCGTTCTGTACGCTCGCGAAAAAACTCCAGCCGAAGATGATTGTGCTGAACGGCGACATCCTCGACGGCGCTCGCATCTCGCGTCACGCGCGGATCATGTGGGAGAAACAGCCAGAGCTGAAGGATGAGATCGGCGCGGTGCAGGACAGATGCGCCGAAATCGAGCGGGCGGGGAACGGCGCGACGCTGGTTCGCACGATCGGCAACCACGACGCCCGGTTTGAGAACTACCTATCTGGCCGTGCCGGTGAGTTTGAGGAAATGACCGGCATGACCTTGCTTGATTATCTCCCGCGATGGGAGGCGGGCTGGGCTCTGCATCTCAATGCGAACACGGACGGGTGGACGACGATCCGGCACAGGCCGGTGTCTGGCGGCGTTCACTCAGCCTACAACTCGACGCTGCGGTCTGGCGTTCACTACGTCCACGGACACCTGCATAAGCTGCAAGTGACGCCGTGGGCCGACTACCGTGGGCGTAGATACGGCGTAGATACAGGAACGATGGCCGACCCATACGGGCCGCAGTTTAACTACACCGAATCCGGCCCGGTGAACTGGGCGTCTGGGTTTGCGGTGCTGACGTTCAACAACGGCAGATTGCTCGAGCCCGAGGTTTGCGTAGTCCAAAACGGTGAAGCATGGTTCCGCGGCCAGAAAGTGTGATCTGGCAAGCGCCCGAGAAATGCCGCACCTGCGTGTGGTGTTGCCCGTGGAATGGTCAGGGCTACGGCTGCGCGCATGACACGGTCAATGGCTTGCTCGGCGGCGTGGTGCGCTGTGGCGGCAAATATCACAAGGAATGGCAGCCGTGGGTCATGCCAAACATTGAGGAGACTCCATGAGTATCAGCGCGATGATGCGGGCTCGGGTGCGTCAGGTCATGCACCGGACGCGAGCTTACAAGCGAATGTTCCTTGACCCGAAGAACAATGGCCTGTCTGAGGACGGGCAGATCGTACTCGCGCACCTCAAGCGGTTCGCAAAACTTAACAAACCACCTATATCACCGGGTGCCACAGGTGATCTATTTCAGATCGGTCGCATGGTCGGCCGGCAGGAAACGGTGCAGATGATTGTCGAGGCGCTGCACTTGGACGAACGAACCTTGACTAATTTGCAAGAGGACTACAGAGATGAGTGACGATCAAGGGTCTGCACCAGCAGGCAACCCGACTGCCCCGGCAGCGGCTCCAGCATGGTACGCGCCGGAAGGGCTCGATCAGAACACCACAAGCCAGCTTGGCGAACTGGTTAAGGCGAAGGGATGGAAGGGGCCGGCCGATGCGCTCCTGTCCTACCAGAACCTCGAGAAGGTCTTTGGCGCTGACAAGGCTGGCAGGACGATTCTTGCGCCGAAGTCAGACGACGACGCGGACGGCTGGAATGCCGTCTATAACCGCTTAGGAAGGCCGGAGAGCGCCGACAAGTACGAACTCCCTGTGCCGGAAGGGGACGATGGTTCGTTCGCCCAAGCAGTCGCTCCGGTGCTGCATGAGCTTGGTCTTACCGCCAAACAGGCCCGCGGGCTTGCCGAGTGGTGGAACGAAACATCAGGCAAGCGGATCGAAATGGAATCGGAAGGGTTCGCCGCTAGGTCTGAGGCTGAGTACAAGGAACTCCAGCGAGAGTGGGGCGCGGCCGCCAGTCAGAACGAGGAACTCGCCAAGCGGGCGGTGTTGAAGTTCAGCAAGGAGGCCGGCATCGACGATCAGGCGTTTGAGGCGATGGAGCAGGCGGTCGGCACCGCGAGACTGATGAAGCTCTTTCATGCGATCGGCTCGCAGTTTGCGGAAAGCGATTTCATCTCGAGCGACATGCCAGCGGCCGGGGCGATGAGTCCAGCGCAGGCGAAGAACAAGATCGCCGGAATGTTTGCCGACGAGGAGTTCATGGCTCGATACATGAACCAAGACGCGCGGGTGCGTCAGGGTGCGATCGAGGAGATGACTCGATTACATCAGATGGCCAATCCAGAACTGTTGCAGGAATAACTGCATAGCAGTACCATCCGAGTTGAGTGATTCTCCCATTAGACTAGCTGAATTGCCGGGAGGGAAACCTCCCGGTCTTTTAGGAGACAGGGCAAGTCGCGAGACCCCGCTGACAGTCGGAAAGACGGCCGCTCGGCTTGAGCGTATCAGGCAAGGATTCTGGCCCCGGTAACGGACAAGCCATCCGAGAACAGTATGTCATTTTGTTTTTGGAGGGCTAATCATGGCCGATAATATTGCAAGCGTTTATGCCGTACAGTACGGCACGAACATCTCGCTGCTGTTGCAGCAGAAGGGCTCCAAGCTGCGCGGTACCGTGCAGACTGGTTCGTACAAGGGCAAGCAGTCGGAAGTTGTGACGCAGTACGGTGCGACGAGCGCCCGTGCGGTCTCGACCCGCTACCAGCCGATCGTTCCGGTCAACACCCCGAACGACCGTCGCTGGGTGTTCCCCGAGGACTACGACTGGGCCGACCTGATCGATAGCTTCGACAAGCTCCGTCTCCTCGCTGACCCGCAGTCTGCCTACTCGCAGAACGGGCTCTACGCGATGGGCCGCGCTGTTGATGATGTGATCATCTCGGCGATGTTCGGCACCGCCAAGACTGGCGAGGCCGGCGGCACCAGCACGACGTTCCCGACCTCGACGCAGCAGGTTGCTGTGAACTACGCTGCCTCTGGCAACGTGGGTCTCACGGTCGACAAGCTCCGCGAGGCGCGCCGCATTCTGATGGAGAACGAGGTCGACCTCGATGCCGAGCCGGTGTATTGCGCCATCTCGGCTGAGCAGCACGACGATCTTCTCGGTCAGATTCAGGTGACCAGCGACGACTACAACACGGGCATGCCTGTGTTGCAGGACGGAAAGGTCTCGCGTTTCCTCGGCATCAACTTCGTTCACACGGAGCGTCTGCCGACGAGCTCGAGCCACCGTCGTTGCCCGGTGTGGGTGCCGTCTGGCATGCACCTCGGTATGTGGAACGACATCATGTCCAATGTCACGCAGCGTCGCGATCTCTCCTCGCACCCGTATCAGGTTTACCTGATGGGTACGTTCGGTGCTACCCGCACCGAGGAGAAGAAGATCGTCGACATTCTCTGCGCGGAATAAGGGAGTAAACGAAAATGGCAGTTGTAGCAGTTAAGTCGACCCTTATCACCAACGCAGACGCGACGCCGGTTGTTTTCAACAGCCCGCGCGTTGACGGTGGCCCAGAACGAGTGGCAGTAGCGACGGCGGCGATCACCTCTGGTGATGACATTGCCTCGACCTACCGCATGTTCCGTGTGCCGTCGAATGCGGTGATGACGGATCTGAAGATCTATTCGCCGGATATTGGCACCACGACCATTGCTGACATTGGCCTCTATGCGGCTGATGGCGGCGCTGTGGTTGATGCGGACTTCTTTGCCTCGGCCGTGTCCCTCAAGGACGGCGCGCTGAACGGCACGGACGTTCTGCATGAGGCTGCGGTGTTCACGATCGCGAACTCCGGTAAGGAGCTGTGGAGCGCGCTTGCTCTCTCCAGCGACCCCGGCGTGTTCTACGATGTGACGCTGACTCTGACGGCGGCGGCTGACGCCACCGGCACGGTTAAGCTCCTCGGTCGATACACGGCGTAATGAATCGGGGCGGGTTGGGGATTCTCGGCCCGCCCCTTTCTTGACGGAGAGCCAACATGGCAGATCGTTTTTATGGAATTGACCGCGGCGAGCAGGGCGTTGCCAACGTGACCGAGGGCTCCAGCTCTACGGCTACGACCGACGTCGAAGTGCGCGTCGACCTCGCGGCAAACATGAGCAAGATGGAAGTGTTGCTCGCGCTTGAAGCGATCAAGGAAGCGATTACGCAGGACACTTGGCCTCCGGCCTAATAGCCGCGGGAGACGCCCGTGGCAAGTAGTGATGTCGTCATCGCTAACCTCGCGCTCACCAAGATTGGTGACTTGAGGATCACTAGCCTCTCGGACAATACAAAACCTGCCCGAGAGGTTAATGCTGTCTATTCGATGCTGCGCGATAAGTTGCAGCGTACCTATAACTGGCGGTTTTGCGTTAAAAGGGCGGTTCTGGCAGCAGAGGTCGATACCCCAGTTTTCGACTACAGCTACCAATATCCCGTACCGTCCGACTGTCTGCGGATCTTGCAGATCAACGCCTACTACCCAGCGCCGGATCTGTCCGATCTGATTAGTAGCGGTGGGCAAGAATATGTGCTCGAGGGCGGCAAGATTCTGACCCGATCTTCTGGCGCGCTGAACCTGCGATATCTTGCGCGCACGACAGACCCGACGAAGTTTGATACCTCGTTTGACGAAGCGTTTGCGTCATCGATCGCTTACAACGTGGCCGAGGCGCTGACGCAATCGGACGGAAAAAAGAACGCCGCGCTGCGTGACTACCGCATGGCGCTGATGGATGCGATCCGCGCCAATGCTATCGAAAACCCACCGGAGTCCATCGCCGACACGACTTGGCTGACTGTGAGGCTCTAAATGCCAAACGCTAATCCAGCCGTCGTCAATTTCAACGGTGGTGAAGTTGGGCCGATGATGAGCGGCCGCACCGATTTTGATAAGTACGCATCGAGCGCGTTCCGTATGCGGCGGTTTATCCCGACCGCGCAGGGGCCGGCAAAGCGTTGCCCCGGCACTAAGCATGTCTTGCAGGCGCTATACCCAGACAAAAAGGTCTGGCTGCAAAAGTTTGAGTTTGCATTCGATCAAGCATACGTCATCGAGTTTGGCGGCCAGTATTGTCGGTTCTACACCGACCGCGGCGTTGTTCTTGAGGACGCGCTCGATGTCTCCAACATCACGCAAGCAAAGCCCGGCGTTATAACTTACGTTGGAACAGACCCGGCTAACGGCGATTGGATGTACGTCAGAGACGTACAGGGCATGTCACAGATCAATGGCCGTTACGTCAAGGTCACGAACATCAATACGGCTGCCAAGACGTTTGAGCTTTACAGCATCGAAGATGCCGCGATCGACACGACAAACTATGACGCTTACTTAGGGAACGGCGATATACAACGTGTATATACGATCGCCTCGCCCTACACCGAAGAAGATCTTTTCACGGCAGAAGGCACTTCCGCACTTTCGATCGCTCAGTCTGGTGACGTTCTCTATATCGGCTGCGAAGGTTACGCTCCGCGCACCCTGACCCGCAGCGGGAATACGAGCTGGGCCTTTGCCGAGTACGCACCGACTGATGGCCCGTTCCAGCGCGAACCTGACACCAAAGTAGACTTCACGCTCTCCGGCACGACAGGCTCGGTAACTGTAACGGCTGCGTCGCCGATCTTTACTGATGGAACAGGGATGCTGCTGCGCTTGCAGCCAATCAACATTACGACGACGCAATGGGAAACCGGAAAATCGATTACGACCGGAGACATTCGCAAGTCGAGTGGCAAGTATTACCAAGCACAAAACACGGCGACGACAGGAGCTGTGCGGCCGATCCATGAGGAAGGGCAAGATTACGACGGCAATACCGGCGTACTTTGGAAGTTCCTGCACCCCGGCTATGTGGTACTAAAGATCACCGGAGTCACCAGCACGACGGTAGTGACTGCCGACATCATTGGCCCCGGCGTTGCCCCAAGCGAATTGCTTTCTGCGACGTCCTGCGCGTACCGCATTGGCGCGTGGGGAAGCGGCCTTGGCGGCTCATTCCCATACAAGGTTTGTTTCTGGCGCGATCGGCTGTTTTGGGCCGGCGGGCAGAACGTCTACGGTTCCGTGGCCGGCGACTACAGCTCTCATGCGCCTGACACGATGGGCGAGATCCTTGCTGACAATGCGCTCAATCTCACGATCGCGATCGGCAACGTCGACAAGATCCGCTGGCTGCGACCGGGCAATGCGTTGATCGCAGGCACGGCAGGCGCTGAGATTGCAATCCGCGAGAACATTACGACCGCCGCGCTTGGGCCTGAGAATGTGAAGTTTGATCTGCAATCGGCAGAGGGTTCAATGGAGCTCGAGCCGGTACTAGTCGAGGACGCGATTCTGTTTGCTCGAGTAGGCGGGCGCAGAATTATGGAGCTGCGGTTCGACATCCAAGCTGATGCGTGGGTGCCGCGGGATATGAGTGTGCTTTATCCCGAGATCACTAAATCCGGCATCATCGACATGGAATTCCAAAAGGAGCCGGACGACATTATCTGGTGCGTTCTCGGCGACGGTCGATTGATTGGCCTGACCTACGATCGCGAGCAAAACATCTACGGTTGGCACCAGCATCCAATCGGCGGCCTTAATTCCAAAGTCGAAGCGGTGCAGGTTATTCCCGGCCCTGACGGCGATGTGGACGATGTATGGCTGGTTGTATCCCGTACGATACAGGGCGAAGTAGCCTATGAGCTTGGTACCGAAGCGGGAGAGGATTTGGTTACGGAAGGCGAGAATCAACTCGTCACCGAAGCCGATGTGCAGTTCACGCAGAGATCAGTTGAATATCTTGCACAGTCTCTTGAGGACGGAGATGACATCCAAGGCGCGGTGTATTTGGATTCAGCTTTGGAATACAACTCCCCGATATTTGCAGATCTGTTTCTAAATATCGGCGGCGCTGGGGATGTTTTGCTTGAAGGCGGCGAGAAGGTACTTCTTGAAAATAACAACGGCATTGAAATCGAAGGCGATATTACCGCGACAGTAACATCGTCTTTTGAAATCGTGACCGAAGCAGACGAATTCTTGCAGACTGAAGATGGCGATGATTTTGTCATCAACGACCCGATATTCTTGCCAACAGACGTTGGCCGAGAGATTGTGTATCGGTATTACGATTCAAGCCTCGAGCTGTGGCGCAGCGCAAGAGCTGAGATCGTCGGCTATGTCACTCAAGATTTGGTTTACATCAAGATATTGTCTGCGTTCCCAAGCAACGACATTGCCTCCGGCACATGGCGTTTGACGTCTAGCACTTTGCGCGGGCTTTACCATCTCGAGGGCGAGACGGTTTCTGCGCTCGCAGACGGAGCGGAGGTGACTGGGCTTCTAGTGATTGACGGCACGGTGACGCTGCCGACTCCGGCATCTCGGGCGGTGGTTGGATTGCCGTATACGTCGATTCTGGCGACTCAGAGAATCGATGCAGGCGCGTCCATAGGTACGGCGCAGTCCAAGACCAAGCGCATCCACAAGCTCGGCTTCAGGCTTTACAACAGCCTCGGCGGCAAGTTTGGGCCGAGCGCGACGAATCTTGATTACATTCCATACCGCACGGGCAACGACTTCATGGACGAGGTGCCGCCGACATTGACTGGCGATACCGACGTTCTAGCGTTCCCCGGCGGTTACGAGACGGACGGAAGGATCTGGGTGGTTGCGGATCAGCCGCTGCCGCTCACGGTGGTGGCTTTGTATCCAGAGCTTGAAACGGCGGGCTAATGCTCGAGGTGGTCAAGTTCAAGCCGGAGCATCTCGACGAACTGAGGTTGCAACCGGCGCAGGAGTATCTGGCGGCGTTTGTAGGCCGGCCGGGATACGGGCAGGAGCTGGTAGATGCCGGCCCCTGCTATACCGCTCGGCGGGACGGCAGGATCATCTGTTGCGCCGGGGTGGTGGAGTTGTGGAAGGGCAGGGCGTCCGCATGGGCGCTGCTGTCTTGGGACGCGGGCAGAAGCATGAAGCCGCTGCACCGCGAGGTTGAGAGGTTTTTGGATCGCTGCGGTATTCGCAGGATAGAGGCGTATGTGTATCCGACCTTTGAGCCGGGACACAGATGGGCGAGAATGCTCGGGTTTGAGCAGGAAGGGTTGATGCGAGCGTTCGGCCACGACGGCAGCGATATGGTCATGTATTCGAGGGTGATGTAATGGCACAAGCAATTCCGTTTATCGCAGCCGCAGCATCTGCGGCGTCATCCTTGATGGCGACTGGACAAGCGCGACAAGTCGGCGCGGCACAAGCGAAACTGCTTGAGACTCAGGCTGGTGTTGCCCGACAACAGGCAGGGCTTGAGACTGAGGCACTTAGTCGCGAGACCCGCCGCCAGTTCGGTGAATTGCGAGCCGCCGGAGCGCAGGCTGGACTTGTGGACTCGGTGACGTTCGGAGATGTCTACAAGCAGGCCGCGACCGCGGCAGAACTGGACGCGCTTTCTCTGGCGTATCAAGGCGAGACTGAAGCGCAGAGTCTATTGAGCGAGGCACGGATCACCCGCGCATCCCGGCCGTCATGGGTGCAGGGCATCTTGCAGGCTGCTGGCGCTGGGCTTGGCACTTACGCCGCCGCTGGCGGTCAGTTCCCAAGCGGACGCGCAAGCACAAAATTCACGCCAAAAGTAAGCGGCCCAACGGCGGTAACCCGACGTTCTATGGCACCGACCTCATTACTGCCACAAGGCGGTCGCGTAAACGCATAGGTGATTCATGGCTAAGCTCGAGTTCTACAGACAGCAGGTTGTCCCGCGCATCTCCACGCCGAGTGGCCGCGGGCTTGCTGCTGTCGGCACTCAGGCTGCGGACACCGCGGAGGCGATCGCTCGAGGGGCAGTTGCAGCCGGAAAGTTAATCGGCGAGCGGAACCGGGAGATTGAGAAGCGAAAAGAAGATGAGGCTGCGATCGATGCATCTTCGCGCGCCATCAGCATCAAATCTCGGTGGCTTGAAAAGTCTAGACAGCTTGAGCAGGAATCCCTTGCCAAACCTGACGAACTTGATGACTACACCAACCGCGCTCTAAATGCCTATCGCGAGATTGCAGACGATGAGGTAAATCAGGCCAAGTCTGACCGCGCCCGCGCATGGCTGCGCGAGCAAGCTGATTCGTTTGGCCTCAATGTGCAGGATGGTTCTCTGCGCTGGCAGGCTAATGCCAAGGTAGACCGCGACATAACTAAGGCAGAGCAATCATTTGAGTCTGGTCGCCTTATCGTCTCTGCCAAACCGCAAGATTATGAAGCGGTCAAGAAAGATGTCGGGCTCCAATTCGCCATTCTTCCAGTAGATAAACGGGAAAAAGCGTGGGCCAAGGCACGAAGCAATCTGGCTCTTGATGCCGCGCTTTCATCGATGCGCGCAAATCCGGCTGCGATTCAGAAAGAATTGAAAGCAGAGCCCGGTAAGTCGACATTCGCATTTATCAATGATCTTGATCAGGATGATCGCAATCGACTGAGCGCGCAGACGGAAGCTGAACTTGAGCAGATCAAACGAGAGCAGGAGCGTCGCAGAGCAGAACTGCGTGACGTTCTGCGAGACGATGTTGCAAACCAGACTGCTTTGATGAGCATCGGCGTCGTTCCGCAAAATCCGATTCCGCGGTCGAGATTTATCGCTGCCGGCATGGGCGACGACTACGATAGTTATTCGGAAACATTAAAACTTGCTCCGATGATGAACTCGCTTGCCAATATGAACCGGCAAAGCGCGATCGCCAAGATTGAAAGTCTAAAACCAAAGACCGAGAAAGGCGCAGCCGATGCGGTCAAGCGATACGATTTTGCGTTAAGAAACTACACAAACATCGTCAAACAGCAAGAAGACGATCCCGGCGCATTCCTAATCCAGAACTCACCGTCTCTGCGCTCTGCATACGAAGCAATCGGTTCTGCTCAGACGCCAGAAGCCGCTATGTCTGCCGCCCAGAATTACGGCAGACTGGCCGTGACTGAAGCGAGAAACATCGGCATTCAGAATCCTGCAATCCTGCCGAAGAATGTTGCCGACGACATCGTTGCTAGAGTCTATGGCCGATCGCAGGACGATAAGTCTCTGGTTGGTTCCGCGGTCATCCTTGCCGAACGACAGAAGTGGGGCAAGTATTGGCCGAACGTGTTTGCTCAGGTTGCTAAAGAGCTGCCGGGATCGGCTGCGGTGATTGGCGCTGGAATGCGCCAGAAACCTGCGGATCGGTTAATTGAGTTGTCTGCGCTTTCCGAAAAAGATCTCAATGCTTTATTGCCCTCAGGCAAAGCGCCTAAAGACGTTAGAGACAAAGTCAACGACGTTATGACCGACGTATTCGCCTCGTTCCAAGGGCAGAGCGGCGACGGATCAATGATCGCAATGCTTGAAGATGCGGCGTATCGGCTTGCGGTCGATTACGTCAGAGCCGGAAAAAGCGTCAACGATGCAGCCGATCTTGCGTATTCCGAGGTTGTTGGCGAGCGGTACGTCTTTGCGGAAATTGAGGACAGCATGATTCGCGTCCCAAGACAGAGCGCGATGGCAAATCGCGTCTTGCGAGAAGGGCTGACAATAGCCAGAAACAATGCCGTAAAAGATCTTGGGTATAGCAGAATTCGAGATGCGTACTGGCAGACGTTGCCAAGCGATGACCGCGTTGCTTTGATGTACGACAGGGAGCCCGTGCTTGATAAGAGCGGCAATCCAGTCATTTATACATGGGAGCAGTTGCGGAACATGCCTGAGACCTTGAAGGAAAAAATTAGGCGTGAACCGGGAACCCCCGTGCGAGGGCTTCAATGAGCTTTGACGGCCTGCTTTCTCTCCGTAAGCCATACGAGCGGCAAGTCGAAGTTCGTGAGCCAACGCTGGGCGAGGAACTTATTGAGGTTGGTCGCGAAGCATTTGAATTTAGCCCAACGCAATCCATTGTTAGGGGGCTTGAGCTTTCAGAGGCGCGCAAAACCGGAAACATCCTGTCAGCAGAAAGCGCAAGAGCGCAGCTCGGATCGGCGGGGCTCCGCGAACAACTGACTGTTCCTGATCAGGGCATTACCCAAGAGGCGCTCGACATACTTATCCGTCGCAAGCGGATTGAGAATAGACGCGCCGAGTTGTATTCCAGAAGCCCCAGCGGGTTTGGCCGCGGAACTGCGAAAGTGGCCGCGAGTCTCGGCTATTCACTTTTTGACCCAATCAATATCGCAACGGCGTTCGTGCCGGTAGTCAGTCAAGCGAAGTATGCGGCCATGCTCCGAGCGCAAGCCGGGCTGTTAGGCCGCACTGGGGTTCGAGCTGGCGTCGGTTTCGTCGAAGGCGCTGCCGGCGCTGCGTTGGTTGAGCCGCTTATCCTAAGCACGGCCCAAGCCGAACAGGCCGAATACGACGGCGTCGACTCCCTGCTTAATATCGCATTTGGAGGCGTTTTGGGCGGCGGTCTCCATGCCGTGGGCGGGGCAGGGTATGAAGCCGTCCGTCGCCTCAGAGGGCTTGAGGCGCTGCCTCCGCGCAATGATGTCGATGCTGCCGTCCAGCAGGCCATTATTGAGTCACGGGAAACGCTGCCGGCGGCTCCCGATGTACCGCCTCCAGTTCGCGTTGAGACTACCAAACGGTTTGAGCCGACGACTGTCCAGCCTGTGGACGCCTACACCGAGTCGGCCCAAAAGATCCTGAAAGAACTGAACAGCATTTACGACCTTGACCCGAATAACTCCAAGCAGGTGTCAATCGCAACCGGCGAGAAAGCGGTATCGATTACCGAGTTTATTCGCCGAACCGGGGGCATCATCGATCAGGGGGGTGAACTGGCTGCGCGCGACGTCAATAACAAGACTGCGCCGGGGCTGGTTCGTAGAGATACGCCAGAAAACCGGCAAACCTCTGGCATGGACTCGGTTCGCGAGCGATTGTTTGAAGCCGGTTATTTCCCTGACAAAGCCGATTACAACAACATCACCGATTCCGAGATTTTTGATGCGCTGATGGAGGACATTGGCGGCAACAAGATCTGGCAAGGATCAGTACGCAACAAACTCTCTAGTTTCATTTATGGCCGCGATTACATCTCCCGAATGGAAGCCGAGGGGTTTAGCCGGGATATGTCTGTGGCGCAGATCGCCGATCGCCTGCGGTCTATGGATGACGAGGCGCGCGCCGAGTTTGATGTTGCCCGTGAAATTGACCCCGAGACTCTGCGCGAGTACGAGGCGTTTGCGGAACGACTCAATGCCGAGAACGCGGCTGCCAATGTCGCCGAATCGCTAAATCCTGCAACTCGCCGTGCCGCACTTGAGACTGGCGTCGCGCAAGCTATGGACGCTCGGAATATCAACGTCGACCCAATCGTCGAGCTTGATCCGTCACTTGCCCGCGGTGGCCCAGACTTCCCAATCCAGTCTGCCCGCAATGCCGCGGTCGAAAACTTCCGTCCTGATCAGGCTGCATTGGTGGACTTTGAAGCGGCCGCTGAGACGCCAGATCCGAGTCGTGTCCCGATGCTGGATGCCGCCGATGCCGCGCTTGCCGATGCTCGAGCGGCTGCTGACGAGGCTGTCAATGCGGTAAACGCCGAGGGCGAATTCCGTCGCAGCCTGATGGTGCAAGAAGAGCCACAGCAGTACGGCGACGTTCCGGTTACTGTGGACAATGTCGCCAACGTCGAGGCGGCCTTTGAGCTTGCTCGCAGCAAAGAGTTCCCAAACAACCGTTCTTTCAAGAAGGAAATTCAAGACGCGGTTAATGCTGCCGCGGGCGATGCCGGTGTTGACCTCGCGGAAATGACTCCAGAGGTTGAGCGGTATCTGATCCGCATGGCCGTGCGCGAGGCGCGTGTTGCTTTACGCGACAATGCGAACGCGGTCGGCTGGTACAACGAGAAGGTTACCAAGGCGCTCCGCATCATCTCGCTGATTCATCCCGAGATCCTTAAGAGCCGAGAGGATAGGTTTGCGTTTACTTGGGCGCTGGCCGTTACGTCAAACGGGCTGAAGGTTGACAAGAATTTCGAGCTTGCGATGCGGGCATATGAGGCATGGAAAAAGACAGGCCGCATGCCAACAGATATAGGCATTGGCACAGCCTCTGGCGCTATTAACGACTCTCTCGAGCTTTACAACGTGATGCTCAAGCAGCATGGATTCGATGCGCTTGAGAACTTCATGCGGTCGAAAGATACAGTTAAAAACATCAATGCATTCTCTGGGCTTGAGGTTGGCGGCGAAAACCTTTCGACCCAAGTCTACGGCTCGGCCATTCTTGGCCCGAAGATCGGCAACGGATTCTTTTCAAACCTGTACGGCAACTTTGAGCAGCTCACAATCGACCGCTGGCTCATGCGTACATGGGGCCGGTGGACTGGAACGCTCATCGAGGAAAACCCGGCGCAGGTTGCCGCCAAGAAAAAGTCCCTTGTTTCACTTGTCAAACTGCTAGACAAGGATCAGCGCAAGGCGCTTGAAGGCATACTCGGCAAGAAGATTGCTCTGGGGCGGCCAGATGAAATTGCTTTTGCGATTGCTAAGGCTAGCACCAAAAAGCCAAACAGGGCGGCTATCAACCAGATCGGCGTTGGATTTTCCGAAGAGACATTGGGCTCGATTGTCGGCGCTTTGAAGAAAGGCAAGGTTAGAGTTGGGTTAGGCGATGAGATTCGCAAAACCGGCAACGCACTCGCTAAATACCTCGACGGACAAAAGGAAGCCCCGTCCGGCCCGCCAGAGCGCGGCCGTCTCCGCAAGGTCTTTGGCGTAGCCCTCGAGCAGTTACAGAAAGACAATCCAGAGTTAACAATGGCTGACATGCAAGCCTTGCTCTGGTATCCTGAGAAAAGGTTATATGATGCAGCGGGTGCAGCAGATGAAGCAGTCGAAGCCGGATATGCAGACGATGCAGCTCCAGACTACGCCAATGCAGCAGCCAAGCTCGCCGAAGGACGAGGAATCTCCAGAGATCGAATCGACGGAGCCACTCGAGCAGTTGATGAAGAGCTACAGGCCGAGCAACGCGCAAGACGAACAGGACGAGCTGGTAAGCGAATTTCTAAATCAGAAGCGTTCACAGTAAATGAGCAGCTCCAACTGTATCTCGATCTCGGGCCAGTTCCGACTCAAAGCGGCCCGCGAGCTGTCGCAGCCCAGCGCGCCGCAGTCAAAGCGGTGGATGATCTACGATCCTCCTCCGACCTACTTGCACTCTCCTTGTCGCGTGATTTCGCTGAAAGACAGAGAGCTTCCCTTGTCGGGCAAAAAGTAACCTCGACAGAAGACTTTGCCACACTCGCTCAGGTCTACCGCGATCCGCGGTTTGAGACATTGCGATATGTCTTTACTGACGAAAACGGAAACATTGTTGGGCAGATAGGGGCAACATCTCGGCTGCCGGCCGCCGCCGCTGGATGGATAGGGCCAGAGGCCACCGACTTCTTAAACGAGCTTATCGACCGTGCATACGGGATCGGCGCGCGCGGCGTTTATCTTTTGCATAATCATCCAAGCGAGATCGCCAGACCAAGCTCGGCTGATATTGAGTTCACCACAAACGTCGCCAAGTTCTTCAAGAGACGCGGGATGGAGTTCCGCGATCATGTGATTATCGATACCAATGAGTATTCCGTAATCAAGGCAGACGGAGCGTCCGAGACAATCAAGAAAGATTTTGGACAGCCGAGTTTGCTGCGCCTCAAGAAAATGGCGGCCATGCCAATTCGCAACTCCGAAAACCTTGCCGGCCTTGCTCGAGAACTAAAGTTCGACAATAAGTCCACGGTGCTGATTGCGACGAATAATAGGTACATCGTCCAAAACATCGTTGAAGTACCGCAAGAAAAAATCATGTCTTACGGCAACACTCCGCAAGGCAAAGCTAGTGCAATGTTTGCCTTGCGTAAGTTCGCGCTGACAAGTGATTCATCGTTTATTTTCGCGGTGACCAAAGACCATGCGTCGGCTCAGGCGATGCGTAACGTGGCGCTTGACACAATTTTCATCGACGAGAGCGGTCGCGCAATTTCTGTTGGCGCAAAACAAGATCGTGGTGGGCGGATCATTCCGCGAGACCGACGAGCCAGAATTTCGCCGGAAACCAGCGAAGCGTTCTTGCCATTACGCGATCTTGATGCTGCCGAAGCCATGCGCCAGAAAGCCGTGTTTGAGGAAGGCATGGCATACAACGCTGGCGACACGAAAGAACAGATGCGCCCGTTCGATGACGCGATCGCCCGCGCAGACGTTTACGCTCAGGCCGTGCGCGCTGCCGCCGACAGGATCGGCAACAACGCCGCCGCGCGAAGTGCAATGCAAGCGGCATCTAAAGGCCAGCTCACGGCGATGGAGATCGACACGCTTCTGGCTCGGCTGAAGGATGAAAACACCCGCGTTCGCTCTACACTCAAGAAAGCGCAGGAGCAGTTCACGGCCGCCGACAAGATCGACTCGCTCGAGGGCGATGCGACCCGCGCAGCAAACTCGCTCGCCAATAACATCAAGCTCGATGCCACGATCGCAGCCCGCAATGCTGCGCTCAGTCTCGCGGCGCGCACCAAAGCGGTCGGTCGCATCCTGACTCAGTTTGCAGACAACCCGTCCGAGGGTCTGCTTTCTCTGCTCGGCGGTTCGTCGTTCGCTCGGTTCGGCTCCAAAGACTCGGCGTTCCATTGGCAGCGCACATACTTCACTCGTTGGACTAAGGGCATGCTCGCCGAGATGGAGCAAGAGGGTCTTGTCGAAGGGTTTGCAAGCGATGCTTACTCTCGCGATGTTGCCCGCGCTCTGTATCAGATGGGCCGCGACAATCCTCGCCTTGAGGGTCTTGACCCGACTGCGGTCAAGATCGCCAAGATCGTCTACAAGTACCGAGAAGATTCCCGCAACACTCGCAACCGATTCGGCGCGTGGATTCGCGACCTGACGGGATACATTACTCGGCAGCAGCATGACTTTATGAAAATCCGTGCGGCTGGCGATAAAGAATGGAAGGACTTTGTGCGCCAGCGCATTGACGTTGAGCGCACCTTGAAGCCGGGACAGAACCTCGAGGAGTTCCTCGATGTGGTCTATGCTGACCTTTCTGCCGGCCGCCACTTGTCGGCAATCGATGATGAGGCTGCCGCCTACACGGCACCGGGCTCGCTTGCGCGCCGCGCCTCGCAGTCTCGCGTGATCTACTTCAAGGACGCGGATGCCGAGTTCGATTACCTGACTGAGTTTGGCGTCGGCAAGTTGAATGAGGCAATCCTTGGCGATCTCGGTCGCGCTGCGCAGCAAGCGGGGCTTATGCGAGTTCTCGGCCCGAACCCCGGCTACACACTCAAGGCGGTTATGGCTGAGGTTGAGGCCGCGATCATTCGCACTCCAGAGCTGCGTGAAAAGTTTGCCGGAACGCGAGATACCGCGGAGGCGTTGCTCTCCATGCTTGACGGTCGAGCCAACGTCCCCGGCGGCGCAATGGCCGCTCGCGTCGGATCGAACGTGCGCGTGGTTCAATCAATGGCGAAACTTGGCGGTGCAGTTATCTCGGCTGTCACCGACCTGCCGGTCTATGCCAGCCAGATCAAGTATCAAGGCCGCGGCGGCCTGTTCTCTGGTATCGCCGAAGGAATCAGCGGCCTACTGCAAGGGCGCGCCAAGGGCGAGCGCAAGCGTATCCTCGGGATGATCGACACGGTGGCCGATAACCTTGTCGGGAGCGTCGCTACTCGATTCGATTCAGACGATCTGATGTCTGCCGGATCTGCCGATCTAATGCGAGTTTTCTTCCGGCTGAATGGATTGCAATGGTGGACAGATACCCTGCGTGAAAGCATGGAGCTTGGCACGGCTAATTGGCTGGGCTCCCTCCGCAATACGTCGTTCGATGGGCTCGACTCTAACGCTAAGCGACTGTTCGACCAGTATGGGATTACCGCTCCAGAGTGGGATGTTATCCGGCAGGGCTTTATTGAAGCCGCCGATAAACGCACTTATGTTGTGCCAGAACGAATCAACCAACTCGACATCGAGGCATTCCGCGAGTACCTGACTAAGATCGGCCGCGAGCCAACGGACGCCGCGGCGGTTAATGCGCGCCGAGACCTTGCCGATCGGCTGCGTAATTTCATCATCGATCAGGCTATGACCGCTGTAATCGAGCCCGACATTCGGTCGCGCTATTTCTGGGTACGAGGGCAGAGGCCCGGTACGTTCTGGGGTGAGATCGCTCGGTACGTTGCTCAGTTTAAGGGCTTCCCGACTGCGCTTACCCGGCAGGTATTTGGCCGAGAAATCTACGGCCGCGGTTATGGCTCGCTGCCTGAATATCTCAAGTATGGCAAGGGCGACATGCTCGGCCTCGCGCAGATGATCCTAATGATGACGGCGTTTGGCTATATCGCGATGGCTGCCAAGGATCTGCTCAAGGGCAAGACACCTCGAGATCCCGAGAATGTTCAGACATGGTTAGTGGCCATGCTGCAAGGCGGCGCACTCGGCATCTATGGTGACTTCCTGTTGGGGCAATCCAACAGGTACGGACGAAACATTGTCGATACGCTGGCCGGCCCGACGCTTGGAGTGATTGGCGACCTTGACGAGCTGCGTCAACGGGCCATGCGCGGGGATGATGTCGCTGCCTCGGCGTTTCGTATCCTGATCGCCAATACCCCATTTATGAATCTGTTCTACAGCCGTATAGTTCTTGACTACCTTGTGCTTTACCAGATTCAAGAGGCGTTGAACCCCGGTTACTTGCGACGCATGGAGCGTCAGATAGAACGAGAGCAAGGGCAGGAATTCCTGCTCGCGCCCTCGGAAGCCGCGCAATGAGGAATAACCCATGACCGTTTCATCGACAACAGCAAGAGTTAGTTACTCCGGCAACGGGACGACGACCGCATTTGCGGTGCCGTTCTACTTTCTAGCGAACAGCCAGCTCGGCGTCTCGCTCTACTCCTCTGCCGGCGTCGAGACCGTGCAGCTCTTGGATACCAACTACACGGTGACAGGGGCTGGCGTCACAAGCGGTGGCACCGTCACGATGACCGTGGCCCCGGCGACTGGGACGACGCTGGTGATCTACCGCGGCGTACCGCTGACTCAAGCAACCGACCTGCTACCGAACGACAGGCTGCCGGCAGAGTCCATCGAGCAGTCGCTCGACAAGCTGACGATGTTGACTCAGCAGCTCAACGAGGGCGTGGTCAGGTCGATCCGCACCCCGATCGGGGACAACTCTGCTCTCGATATGCGACTGCCAACGGTGGCAAACAGGCTGCGGAAGGTCTTGGGATTCGACTCGACCGGCAAGCCGTACCTATTCAATTCTGTTGACGACTTGGAAAACATCATCGCAAACGGTAACCCCTTGGCGAGCTTCCCTGTGGATTTGGGAAGCGTAGCGGATGCGGTTATCATCTACCGCTACGACCTCGGAGGTCTCTGACATGTCAAGCGAGCTTAAACACCGACGCGGAACAACGTCGCAGCACAGCGTCTTTACTGGTGCAATCGGTGAGTTTACCTACGACACCGACAAGAAGGCGATCGTCACGCACGACGGCACGACGATGGGCGGCCTGCCGGGTGGCGGGTTCAAGCAGTCTACCTCGGCCAGCGTTCGATCTACAGAGGCGAAACTGCGCGAGGCTCCGAGCGTCGTTGACTACGGGGCAGACCCGACCGGCGTGGCAGACAGCACCTCCGCGTTCACGACCGCGCTCTCCCTGCATGCCAATGTGTTTGTGCCGGCTGGCCGATACCGCATCAATGGCACGGTCACGGTTCCGAACGGTTGCAGCCTGTTTGGCGCTACGGCGACCGGGGACTACTACCCGTCATACCCGTACACCGATGGCACCCTGCTCTTTAAGGACGCGGCCAGCACGGCCGGCCCGATCATCAGACTCAGCGAGTGCTCGAGCATTCGTCACATGCAGTTTGATCACCAGAAGATCAACGGTGGCACGGACGGCATCATCGCCCTGCACCCGACCCTGACTACGCTCTATGCGTCGATCCAGAACATCTACATCATGGGTCATCGCACGACCGACACGACCGGCGCGACGAGCTGCTACGGCATCAAGTTCGACGGGTCTGCGACTACTGCTCGGGTGCAGTTCTTTAACCGAGTGAGCAACGTCCATATCACGAACTGTGATATCGGCGTATTCCTCGGCGGTCTGGCGAATGCCAACGTATTCACGAACATGATCTCTCGCGAGTGCCATGTTCACTACGAGTTGAAGGGCAACGCCACGCACGGCTGTATTGAAAACGTGTTTAGCGGTTTGGGCTGCTTCACTATTGTCACGATGTCCCCGCTCGCGATCTGCTTCAAGCTGACGCAGTACGCAGCAAACAACGTATTCACCGGCTACTCAACGGAAGCCTACGGATACGAGTTCTCAGAGGGTGCAACAGGCAACTCTGGAAATATCTTCCTCGGCCAGTCCAACGAAAACGCTTCGTGGACTTCGCAGGCAAACCTGCGCTACATGCAGCCAGAGAATGTTAAGAACTTCACAAAGCATTACCTGACGAGCAAGACGACCAACGACCGCAACGTCGTCGGTACGGGCGCAACGTACTTCGAGCAGTTCTTTATCGACGGCACCATGCCGGAAGCGAACAACAACACCGGCACGTTTGTCGCCGCGGACGCTGACAGCAAGGTCATCTTCCGTTTCAACGACACTTTTAGATTCCTTAACTTCAAGAGCTTTGGCGCTCGG